CCGGCGCGTACTGCTGGATGAACCCTTGAACGTTCGGCATCAGAATGCCCCGAGTGCCTTCATGGCCTGATAATCCTTCGTCCACTGCTGAAGCTTGCCGTCAGCCTTCATCTGCTGCATCGCGGCTTGCTGGTCTGCCGCGTCGCCGAGCGATCGGACGTAGGACACGTCAGGATTGAACGCCTGATTCCACTTCGTTTCGAACTGCGGAAGCTGGCTTGTGTTGTTGCCGTTCTGCGCGAGAAAGTTCGTCGTCGCGTTCGAGCGGTCAAGCACGGCCTGCTGCAAACCTTTCACGTGCTGGATGGACGACAGAAGCGCGGGCGCGTTCATGTTGTGCGGATCGGGCTGCCCGGCCTTCGCCGCGGCAAGGCGCGAATCGCTGCCCGAGAGGCCGAGAGCAGAAGCCGCCTGATCTGCTGCACCATTCAGGTAATTAACGAGCAACTGATTGTTTTTGACCGTATCGGACCCCGCCTGAATGCCGAACGTGTTGAGCAGCGCCGGCACGTTGAGCGCAGATGCTCCACCCTTACCCGGCAACGCCGCCTTAGCCGCCTGCGTCGCGAGGTCATAAGTCTGCATCATCGGCTTGGCCTGATTAGCCGCGGCCTGGAGCGTGCTGAAGCGCCCCCCGGCATCGTTCGCTACCTTGTCGGCACCGAGCGGAGGTGCAGCCGAGAATCCACCGCCGGGAAGCTGGCCGGGAAGTTGCGCCGGAGTGCCGCCGGCAGCACCAGGCGCACCACCTTGCCCGGAAGGTGCCGGTGCGCCGCCCTGCGCGCCAGCAAACTGCCCCTTCGTGATCATCGTCGGCTGGCCGTTCGCATTGACCGTGACCGGGCTCGCAGCATCGGACGGAGACAAACCGTTCTGCACCGTGTAGCCGACCGTGCCGACGCCGCCGCCGGCCGCCATCGGGTTCTGATTGACTGCGACAGTCGCCGGGCCAGTGTTGATCTGCGCGTACTGCGGCAGCATCGCGTGAAGCTGGGTCTCACCGGATAGCGCTGACATGTAGTGCTGCGATACCCACTGGCGAAGCTGCTGCGGGTCTTGCGGCATCGATTGCATTTCAGCCTGATATACCTGCGGCGTGATCGAGCCGGCCTGCAATTGCGTCGTCGCGAAGCCCTGCACGTCTTGAGGCGAGAGGTCGGGTTTGGTAAGCAGGCTGCCGAGCCCTTGGCGCAGTCCGGTTTGCGCCTTTATCGACTGATCAAGCTGGCCTGTTTGCAGCGTCTGTTGCTGCTGCTTCTGCGTGTTGATGCCCTGAATCACATTGGGCAGGTTGTATGCCGCATCCTGATTCTGACTGAGAATGCCGACGAGCTTGTTGTTGTCGACCTGGCCGGTCGTCGGGTCAGTGGCCTGCTGATAGGCGGCCGACGTGGCGCGGTTCGCGGCGAGCTGCTGTTGAGCGGCCAGCCCGTTTGCATTGAGCGCGCGGTACTGCGCGATCGACAGCGCCTGCTGTAACGGATTGGCCGGCGCCGGTCGGTTTGAATTCAGTGCGATGCTTGGATCGATGGGCATTTTCTATCTCCGGTCAGACCGCTAGGCCGTTGCCTGCTGATGTAGAGGGAGTCCATCCGGGTATGCCGCCGCTTGCTCCCGCACCTCCAGCGCCTCCAGCATTGTTCGAGAGAAGCGCGTAACTTGTGATGCCGTTTGAGATACCATTCAGACCAGACGAAAGAGCATTCGCGCTGCCGATGGTGCCGGCCGCTTGTGCATTCGCGCCGCTCGTCAGAGAGTTGCCGATGTTGCCGGCCGCTGCCGCGCCCAGGCTACCATTTGTCGCTGCGGCGTTCTGGCCATTGCTCACGATGCCTTGCAGGCGATTGACCTGGTTCGACGCGCTGCTGTAGTTCGTGTTGAATGTCTGAAGTGCGCGGTTGAACACATCGTTATAGGTCGAGTCTGCTAGGCCAGTCGTATAGCCAGCGGCGCCCTTCAGTGCAGCTCCCGATACACCGAGCCCGCGCGCGGCTGCGCTGTTCTGTACCGACTTCAAACCCTGCTGAAGCGTGAACTGATAACCGGGCGACGCCTGCGCCTGTGCTGCCGTTGGTGCGCTGAATTGTTGCGTGAGCATCGGATTCGACAGCGCGCTCTGCAACGAATTGATATTGTTTGTGCCCAGGTCAATGAATGGCTTTAGATTCGCCTGAGTCTGGTTCCATTGATCGTTTTGCAGATGGGCTGCATCCTCAGACGCCTGCGCCTGCACATCTGCTGCATGTTTGGAGGCATTTGATGATTCAACAGCCCCAACCGTGCCAGCTACTGCCGTCCCGACACCGACTGCTACCGCTGCTGCGACCATGATTTACCCCCTAGAGCCATTTTTCGTAAGTCGTTTCGACGGGCTCGAAGTCGAGAAACTTGAACAGTGCCGATGCATCGTGCTGAACCTTGCTGCCGACTGCCCAGCGCTTCACACCGCGGCGCCGCAGTTCCTTCTCAACGAACCGGAACATACGTACACCGGCCAGGCCAGTCCGCTTGTCCTCGCGCACGAAGAAGATGTCTGGAGAGCAGGTCAGGCAGTCACGGTAATGCAGGCCCGGCGCGATGAAGCACACGAAGTAGGCGACGATTTCGCCCCGCTCGCGTCCAATGACCATCAGCAGCGAGCCGTCGAGTTCGCGCGCACGATAGACCTCGACAACCGGGTCGAGCGGCACGCCGTGATCCTTGTGCGTTGAGATCTCGCCGTAATGCGCGCGCAGAAGCGGCAGCAATTCGCCATAGACGCCCGAAAAAGGCTCAATCGTGAACGTGATCATCGCGAGGTCCGCACGTCGACGACCATCGAGACACGCTCATCGGCGCTGTTGTTTTCCACCGAATGCACCTGGCTGTTGTCAAACCAGAAACATTCGCCGGTCAGCATGTTGATCTGCTCGTCGCCAGCCTTCAGGACCGCGCCCGGCAGGCCATGCAGCACAATATGGAACCGCGTGTAGTAGCGCGTCTGCTCGGGCGTGTCGGCGTGCGCGAAGATCCGGCCGCCGGGCACAATCTTGTTGATCATCACGCGCCCAAGCCGCTCGCCGGCCACGCGCGCCATCAGGTCGCGCACCAGCGGACGCGCTTCGTGCAGCACCTTGTAGGCCGGATAGTCGATCGCTTCATACTGATCGAAGCCCGCAAGCTGATTCTGCTTGTACAGGTCAATCTGTTCCTCGGTCAGACCTTCGACCTTCTCCGGAAAGCGCAGCATGATCGTTTCGGTCTCGCCGAACGGGCCCTGCGGATAGTGGCGAAGGAACGTGTCCTCTTTCCAGAGATCGGGCCGGCGGCGGATCGCGAGCATCAGCGGATTGACGTCGACACCGCTTGCGAGGAAATGGAAGTTTTTCATTTAGCTGCTTTAGCCTCTCGCATAGACGTTTGACGTGCCGACCGGAATCGGCGACGTGAAAGTGATCGTGTTGCCGGAAACGCTGTATTGGTCTGTCGCCTGAAACGTGCCGTCGAAGTGCACCAGCACTGCGGCCCTCGACGCGTAGGCCTTCGAGAGCGTCAGGGTTGTAGTCGTGCCCGGCGTGAAATTCGTGCTGGCGGTGAAGATGTCCTCAACCGTAGTTGGCGGTACGCCGCCGCCCGTACGCTGGAACAATGCGAGCATGAAAGCCCACCACACCTGAGAAATACGGCCACCCTGATCGAGAAACTGCACACCCGGATTCGGGATATTCGTGTTTGTCGCGTCGCTCACGTGCGCGCCCTCGACACATCAACCCATGCGCCATTCAATGCAGTCTTTACCGGTGCGGACCACGACAGCTCGAACACGCGATCGCGCGCATAGCCGAGCCGCTGATACTGGATGGAGGTCAGGTATTCGCCGACCTTGCCGAGCGAGCCCACGACCCAATTGCCCCAGCTACGACCGCGGTCATCGGACCAGCGAAGCCGGATTTCAGGCGGCGCCGAGTCATCAGGCAGCCCGTTACCGACTTCCATGTCTGCGATGAACTGGCGGAACAGCACGCGGTTGCCATCGGCACCGAGGATGTGCGGGAACGCGCGGACATATTCGATCGTCGCGCCGTTGTCCGTGTAGTTGTCCTGGTCGAGCATGTAGACGAGGCCCGTTTGCCAGTCTCCAACCAGATTGCGGCCACCGTTGAACGAATGGCAGTTCATACGGTGCCGGCTGAACGTGCCATCGGCTTCCAGAAAGCCGCGTTGCGCCCATTCGCCGGTTGCAACATCGAAGCACCACGTAGCATTCGCGGTCGGGAACGTCAGCACATAGAAGGCGTGGCCGCCCTGCTGGTAGGAAAATCCGATCGCATCATCCACGCGCGAATAGGCCGACAGCGCTTCCTCGATGGCATGCGTCGAGATGCGCTCCGCAACGTAATTGCGACCGGCAAACACGATGTTCTGCCCTTGCAGATCCTGCCCGAGCCAGAACAGCGCCAGATCTATCTTCGCGACTGAATGCTTGGCCGCGCATCCATGCTCGATGAACACGCCAGGCATGCGGCCGAACGTGAAATCGGAGGCGCCAGTGTTGTACCAGACCTCTGTCGTCAATTCGCCGAACAGCCAGATTTCCCGGTGCATCACCGCGAGCGTGACGAGGTTGTCCGAATAGGTCGACTTCGATGCAATATCGAGCGGGTCGAACGTCACGTCATCGAACAGCGAGATATAGAACTGCTGTGTGCCGGGCCGGTTGAACAGAAAGAAACCGTCGACGAAATCGACCTTGTCAGCACCGAAAAATGCCGGATCACTCACCACCGATACGACGTTCGTCGCCAGCTTGACCGTGAAGCCGCTCGCAGTTCCATCGACAATGAACAGGTCCGTGCCATTGTCGACCATGGAAACCGGGCCAGACGTTGAAACCAGTGAGCTGAGAACCGTATAGACGTTTGCTGCGCTTACCGTAAAGATCGTCGATCCGACGACCTCATAGCGGTTTCCGTTGCTCGCCGTGTATATGCCGCGGCTTTCACCCGTAACCGGCGGCGTCGAGACGAGCGTCAGGCCCGGCGTCGGGTAATAGGTGAACGGGCACGGCGCGTCCTGCGGATTCTGTTCCGCGTATAGATTGACCGAGCGCTGAGCTTCGGCGATCACGCTGCGCGTCTGATAGGCGCCGGTTGTGAGCGGGACTCGCATCAGTTCGATTCCGTGTCGCTGTAGATGTTGTAGCGCGACTTTGTCATCAGGCCGCGCGGCATCGTCAGTTGCGGAATCTGTACGTTCATCCGCTTCACTACGCGCTTGGCGTTCATCGCCAGTCGAACGAGAGCCGGCGAAGGATCAAGGCCATAGGACGGCGCTAGATAGACCGCGAGGTTGTAGCGGATTGCGGCCAGATATGGCGGCGGCAGGTTGACTGCTGTCCCGGCGGTCGCAAGCTGCGGCAACGTGTCCATTGTCACGATATGCAGCTCGTAGCTGCTGTTCGGCACCGGATAGAGGAACAGGTTGCCGAGCGGGAACGCGGAATCGTAGAACGCATATTCCGGGAAGGAATTGAGCGTCTTCAGCGAGATCCGCGCGTAATCCTCGCGCGCGTCGATCATCGAGATCGGATAGTCGACCGCGCTGCCGGCGCCGCTGCTCGCGAGCCGCGCATACGCCGCATTGATCTTGAACGGCCGCACGACGTTGAAGTCACCGCCGAGGCCGACCGTGTATGAAACCGACCCGTTCGCCTGGTGTGCAGTGTCGATCAGGTGGAAAACGCTCAGACGATCCACGGCCCACTGGCCGAGCATCATATTGAGCGTCGCCAACCCATCGGCCGTGTCTTCAGCAGAGACAGACTGACCGATACCGAGCGCGCCGATATCCTTCAGCGCTAGCGTGATCAGGTCGGTTCCCGTTGTCATGCCGACTCCAGCGCCGCGCGGATCTTGTCATTCGACCAACGCTTGTCGATCTTCACGCCCTTTTCATCGGCGATCTTGATCAGTGCCTCGCGCTCGTCGCTCTGCTCGGGCTCGGGCGCAAGCGCGGCTTCTTCCTCGGCGCTGTGCACGATCACGCCGTTGACCATCTTCGGGTAATGCTGGAACGTGTCGGCATCGACGTGCACTTTCGGCGGGACGTGCTGATGATCCGACCAGCCTTCGCCGAGCGCTTCCAGTTCCTCGCGCGAATGCACAAGGCGTTCTTCCTTGCCTTTGCGCGTCCACTTCGGGAACTCCTGATATTCGTATGGCATGAACCACTCCAGCGGAAGGTAGGGACCGAAAGCAATTCCGAACATTTCGGCTCCAGAAATGAAAAAGGCCCACCGAAGTGGGCCCGCTTGTTTGCCTTGCGTCTCAGGTGACGTGCTTCCACGTCTGTCGTCGGCGTGCTGCGTAGATGCTCGACCGCGAGATGCCGTACCGTTTCGATAGCTGCGCATCAGTTTCATCGCTCACGCGAATCGCCCTGACTATTTCCTCAGTTAACTTGGCATTGCCATGCTTTTCGCCCAGCGATACACCGTACACATGGCGACCTTTTTGCATCTTGTCGTCCATGTTTTCCTGATTTGTCCCAAGAAACAGATGGTCAGGATTTACGCACTTCGGGTTGTCGCATTTATGGCAAATATGATGCGTTCCGTAACCACTCGATTCGCATGCAGGTATCGCGCCGCGGTAGATGATCCAGGCCGCACGGTGCGCAAGCATTGGCTTCTTTCCATCGAGGTTGAACTGGCCGTAACCGCTTGGGTTGTATGACGCCGTCCAGATCCAACATCCAGACGCGTCTTTTTCAATCCACCTCTCAAAGCGGGTCTTTCGATCGAGCCCATGATGCTGTTTCTGGAGTTCGCCATCCAGACTTCTGCCTAGCCGCTGCCGCTCGTAATGCGTGTTGCACAAGCCGCGCGACTTAGCTTTATTTTCACATCCTTTTATGCAACACAGAGCCATAGAACCTCCATCCAAAAGTGAAGGATAGAGGCTCTATGGTTCCATGTCAACTACCCGGCAATGCGAACTGCCAACTCATTATAAATTGACCTGAA